TATTGCCACCAACCTTCCTCATACCATAAATGACAGGCAAGGAAGCAATGCCAGAAGTTTTATTGGCTAGTATTCCCTTTGACCTTTGTTCTGGCGATGGCTCATTAGCATTGAAGTCTGGCTCGTCTGGCTTGTTCAGCCACGATATAGCCATCATTGCAATGCTGATTATGGAAACAATTGGGCTTAACCAAGTGAATATAGGGCTGTTAAAAAAACTACCAGCAGCACTCGCAATTGATGAAAACCAACCAGCGTGAGCCTCGCTTGGTTGCATTAAAACAAAAAGAAAAAATAATATCCAAGTAAAATTCTTCACGCCCTACCCCATTTAATATCCCTGATCGTCAGGGCTGAAAATTCAAAACCCTTGTCGCTTGAAAAGTGTCGTTGCTGTGAAGTGTCGCTTGTGTTTCGACCATTGACTTTTTCAAACTGACCCCAAGTGGAAGTCAGTTCCAATCCAATCAACGCTGTCTTGGTATCATCCTCTATTGAATATTGATTGATCGTTCCGTCAAATAAAAGATAAGGGTCTGCTATAAGTGCGTTGGATGTGTCCAAAAACCCTTGCCATATCTTCACGCTGTCATTGATTATGTTTTCATTAAGAATAACAGACATAAAAGCCTGATTGACCCCACTGACTGATATTTTTAATGAATTTTTTATTGGCTCTGTTGTTTCTGACATTGTGCTGATGCCTAGAACAAATCCATCCGATGTATAGGTCTGGCTAGAGCCACTCACGCTTGAAGTTAAGTCAAAAGAACAGTTAGTTCTGTATAACGGTGTGGCAAAACCAAAATAAAAAAGAAAGACAGATTCAATGGCTGTCGCACCACCTGTCGCTAGTTCCGTCTTAACAGCACTTGTTAAACCCCTAGCCATTTAGATCGCCTCAATTACATCCAACTCATATTTGAATAAAGGTAAACCTGATGAGTTTCCTTGACCAGCGTTAAATTCCTGAACATCATTTAAAAGATAAACTGTGAAAGGAACGCTGTCATAGGTTACGGTTTCATTATTAGCCAAAGCACTCACCAAAGGTGGCTCAATTGTGACTGTTGAAGCGTTGGATGATGAAGTGGCATCATCAGTAATCATATAGACCTTATCGTGTCCACTGAACTTTATGAAATCACCAGCTAAAAATCTTCCAGCACCATCATCAGCAAATGCGTCCATTGCAATTGTCGTGTCACCAGCAGTGTGAACGCCATTGACTAAAACCGTTCCTGTTTCATTGCCTTGTGCGTTCATATAGCTTGGAAATGTTATTGTGAAATTTTCTTTCGCACCCCTTTGTTTCACGATGAACGCCATCGTAGGTGCGAAGGTTGATCTGGTCATTATCGGATAGCTTATGGTCATAGACCATCTTTGTCCTGATACTTGTCGCCTGAATGATTTGCCACTGTCGCTGACACTCACCAAAGTCGGTTGATTGCTCTTGATGTTAAAGACTGTAAAATCCGTATTGGGTAATGCACCACTCATATTATCGCCTGTTTTCCTTGCTCATTGACGGCACTGTTAATCATATTGACAATTAAAGACCGTCTTTGTGATAGCAGTTGGTCAAAACCACCAGCATCCACTGTTTCAATGTGAAAATTAACATTTACATTTCTTCCCAACTGATCGTTTGCAACGATGTTTCCACTTTGATTAGGAACAAATAATTCCCTTCCAGCTTCCCCAACCATATAGGGCTGACCTTCACGAACACCACCACCCATTCTTCTACCAGAATAAGTTTGTGCCTTGATTTGTGCCACCATCGCCATACCTTTCACTAAAGCCATTCCAGCGATAGCGATGTTAGCTGGAAAAATAGCTATATATTGTTTGTATAAATGTGAGGCAGATTGAATAGCGTTGATGGTTGCCTCTGCAATTTGAAATCTTTTATAGGCTTCAAACGCTGTTCTATTTAATCCTGATACTGCCGACAATGCTGACTTGGTATCATTAAAAAGTTGCTTATTGCCATCTTCCTTTAATTTTATTCTGAACGCCATATCTTTCCGTTCTTGTATCTGTCTGTGCTTATAATATGATGCGTAGGCTTTTTTCATCCTTTCCATATATGTCATTTCTGTATTTTCAGCATTTTCTGTTGCATCAATGACATAGGCTTTATATTTATTTTGAAGTTCACGAAGATGCCTCAAACTTCCAGCATAAGAAACTGTCGATTCTTCTGCTTTTTGAATATCATTTATTAATGCTGTCAATCCTTCATCTGCTTTTTCAAGCCACAAGATCATATTTAAACCTTCAATATTAAAATCTTCAAATGGGCTTGTTGCGTTTTCAAGAAGTGCGTTCAGAGCCAACATTTGTGTGTTGATGGCATTTAATGCTTCTGCCATTTCTTCATAAGTAATCTGTCCTATAGCTTGTCTTGCTATCAAAATATCTTGTTCTTTTCTTAAACCTTCCATTGTTTTAAGTAATTTCTGTTCTTCACTATCCAACAATCCTGTCCATTTTATAAAATCAACAACCCTTGTAAAAATTCTGTCCATCAATACTGCAAACTTGCCAAACGCCCTTAACAATTTTTGAACGCCTGTCAAAAGAGTTGACCCCATTGTGTCTGCAAACTTATCCAATCCACCTTGCTTACTTATGAACTTGTCAAAAGTAGCACCTATTTTTTCTGAAAGTATTAAAAATGCTGGTGCTAAACGAACAGTAATCTGGTCTATCAATCCCTTGAATCTCATTTTCATTTTAGTTATGGAATCATTAACTGCCTCGACCTTTGCAACCATTTCTGCCGATAATGTTAATCCAAACCTTTCAGCTTCCTCTCTTATTTTTCTTAATCCACCAGCACCACCTTCGATAGCAGTCAGCAATTCAATGTTTCTTCCACCGAATAACTTATAGGCGATGGCAGTCTTGTCTGTTCCGTCTTTCAGTTGTGACAAGGCATCGGCAACCAACTCAAACTGTGAAAACAGATCGCCATTGGTTGATTTCAAGTCGTCTGCTGTTATTCCCAGTTGTTCAAAGGCTTCCTTTGCAACACCTGTACCCTTGACAAGATAATCGTTAATGCCGACTGCAAGTGTTCTCGCACCTTTGGCAAACGCCTCTAGCGATGTGCCACCTAGTTCCGATGCAAGTCGGAACGCCCCCAAGTCCTCTGTTGAAATGAAAATTTGTCTTGATAGTTTTCCAAGATTGTCAATTGATTTAAGAGAAGCCCTGACCAACAAGCCTAGACCAGCGATACCAGCCAGACCGACCAATGCAGTTTTCATATTGAACACTGCCTTCCCCACTTTTTTAAGACTGCTTCCTAATGCACTAAAGACCCTTTTTGTTCTGTCTTTTGCAGTAATGTCATAATGTAATTTATTAGCCATTTTTCAGTTTTGAATCCTTATTCTTTTTGTTTAAATATGCAATCCACAGATTAAACTCTGCTTCACTCATTTTCAAGGTCTGCTCAACTGTTTGATGAAGATGCTCGGACAAAAAGCAAATGGCTTCAAGTTCCTTGTCCTCGATTAGTTTTTTTTTAGTTCGTCTGGCTGTGGTGTAACGGATATTTTTGATGCGACATCGGAAAGTACATCAGGGTCAACCTTGAACAAGAAGTCATCCTTGTCCTCTGGCGAAAACAATCTATTGCCATCGGCATCCCTCGCTTTCATAATGAGAAGGTCGGCTAACGCACCCACATCATCTTGCTTCATCAGCCTGAATAACTTTCGCTTTTCAGCCAAGTTCATAGGCGTATAAAATATTTCTAATGGTTTGCCCTTGTCATCTTGCCATTCAGGAACAGTGATTTTTTTAGTTGTTTGCGTTGAAAAATGTTCAGTGGCAAAACTAATCGCCCTCTCTTTTTTACTCATCCAAACAATATAATATTAAAATTGTTAAAAAACAACAAATATTAAACTGTGCCTCTAGTTAATGCACCTGTCATTGTTGCGTTGAAACTAGCTTCAATAATACCATCAGTCGGAATAGAAATAGAATTACTACCAATCAGCCAAGTGCCTGAAAAATAGTAATCGCCTGAATCAGAGCCTTCTGGATAAAGATTTAACACTACTTGTGAGCCTTCTATAATAGCGATTTGCCCATTTGTATCTGTTTCATCCCACCAGCAATCTACAGTTGCAGTAGCACCCTTTTTACCAACTTGATAACTTCTTGAAGTATCGGTCATTGTCGTATCTTCAATTATTTCAGCAGTAGTGTCCAAAGAGAAACTTCTTACTTCTGCTATAATATTAGACCCAACTTTAACTTGACCAGAAACGCCTGTATGATTAGCCATTTTTACTCCTTATCTTTTTTTTTTGGGTTTAGTTTAATTACTTTTGGATTATCAACTTTTGATGTATGTGTGTAGCCCATCTTCAAATAATATTCTTCCATTTCCTTTGTCACCTTTATGGTATCATCGGATTTTGGAAACTTTAAAATAATTGTTCCTTCACTCATAAGTTTATACTCCTGTTTGAACAGCATTTTCAACTGTTGCATATTCTATAACATAAGTGAATATGGCTAGTCCAACCTTTGAAGTTGCTTCTTCAAACTCTATTTCTGTGGAAACTAACCTTGTATCTTTTGCGTGTCCACCCCTAGTGACATCCGTAACCATCGCTTCTTCCACTTCCTCTGCTATCGTGTCTATGGTGTCGTCAATATTGGAAGTTCCCTTGATGTGGGCTTCTATTATAACTTGCAACTGCCTAAACTGTGTTCTTGGTGTCTTTAGTGAAAATTCTATTACTTCCTCATCCTTTGTATAGATCAGCAAGGCTGGAAGTGCTGAAAAGTTAATTGGAAAAGTCCTACTTTCAAAAACGGAAGTTCCTGTTGTTGATAACCCTGTCAAGGCTGTTCCGATGTTTTCCCTAATTGTTTTTCTTATGTGTGCCATCTAATTTTACCTTGTATTCGTATATTCCATCATTTTTAAAACATTTAGCATATTTTTTTTCTCTTTTCTTCCCATTTTCTAATCCATCATAATAAATTGAATCAAATTCCCATTTGTCATTTGAATTTTTATACCTTTTCTCAACAACAATCATTAAGTTTCTAAAGTCAGGACAGTCATACCATTATTATCTGGCTCAACCTTCCTAACCGTATAGGTCACGCTGTCCGTTACAAGTGAATCACCAAAACTAGCACTAGAAACATCAGAAGTACGGCAAGTAAAAGTAGTGGTAGAATAAACGACACCAACCTCGCCACCAGATTCAATATCATCTGACTCCTTATCCAAAAGACCATTAATCGTACTACTAGACCCACCTGTCGGTGTGTATGTCGCTTCTTGTCCATAATCATTTGTGTTTAAGTATATGCTTCTTATTGTGTCTGTTTCCACTGCCATTTTTTTTATCCTCAATAATTTCTATCACATTTGGCGTTGGTATTACAGTAATGTCACCATAATTATCAACTTCGCCCTTGTCGTCAAATGTAACAGAAGCAAACAGTATAGTAGTCTTTTTATTTTTGGAAAACAAGTAGCCACGATTCTTACAATCAGAGGGCTTTAATTTTGACATTTGTTCCTTGTCGTGCCATTCAGAATGACTAATGGTGTCAATCCACCTAACCTCAACTTTTGGATATGGAACTTCCACGATAAACACCCACAAGAGAAGAACAGTTTTTAGTTGTTAACGTCTGAACAACTTTCTTTCTTTTTTTTTCGGCTCTGTTTTATCTTCTGGCTTGACTTCTTGTGCCTTACCCAACCCAATCAGCAATAATCCTGTTTCTTGGTCGGTATCAACAACATTTCCATTTTCATAAGCAACGCCCTTGACAACAGTTCCCCTTATAATTTTTATTTTCATAATTAACCTTTTATATAAAAGAAAAGGCGTGGTCAATGCCACGCCTAATCTTGTAAATGTGTTAATAATTACGCATTATTATCTTGAATTGCAGCAAAACTTTCTGCGTGTCGAACAGCAACATCAACATCATATAATCCTATAATCCTAGTTCCACCTTTAGAACTATTAGTATAGGGGTCTACATTGATGTCGAGATTCCCCCATTCTCCAACAATCAGGTCATTAAAATTCCCAAATGTTAAAGCAGAGCAATCCCCACTTGATGACCCTTTTGTAAGAGTATCAGGCGAGTTTGTTGTTGAAAAGACATTGTAACCCAGTAGCTTGTTTTGATCGTTCATAATCATTACAGAATCAGAAGAACCAACTTTAGCCGTAGCCATTAAACGAGAAACTGCAAGTGGTGAAGTAACCCAAGCCAACGCACCTATGTCTGCGTTGTCAGTAGCAACTTCTTTCCAAGTTTCAACAGCTTTTGCCCAAGTAAACGCACCACCGTTCGTATCAATAGCAACAGAACCAATACCTGATGTATTTAAAATACCAGTTGGCTTGTTACTAGACCCAGAGCCTTGAATGGCTTGTTTGTCCACTTCATTAGAAAGCGACTTAATTATGTCATTTCTAACTATGGTTTCAATCGCTGGGGTTGATTGGTGTATCAAGTGTCTTGATATGTCAGTAAATGTACCTAATGTTTTAGGTGACATTGTAACTTGACGATATGTTGTATTGACTTCCGTTACAGCAGCATTTTCAGCAACCCAAGATGCAGAATTAACTGCAAGTTGTGCTGGAATAGCAACTTCGCCAACCAAACCACTTAAAAATAATGCACCAGCTTGTTTAACAACCATTCTTGCTCTTAACGCCTCAATAAATGAGCCACTTAAAAGATTGGTTGCAACTAAAGCACCACCATCAGCACTTACACCTTGAATCAAATCTCTTGTCCATCTTACATCAGACGGCACAAAAACTCCTCTTGGTGTTCTGCCTGTTTTTCGTGCAACTTCATCGGATGCTTCCTTTTCCAATTGAGCATCAGACCAATTGCCACTTGTCATAGCTTTAATAGCCCTGACAATGGAATAGCCTCTGCTTTCCTTTTCTGAAAGTCCGATGTCTTTTTGTTCCAAAGGTTTTGCAGTACCAATGTGATCTAAAACTCTACTTCTAAACTCGGCAACAGAATCACCAGCTTGAATAGACTTGTCAGCCAAATCCCTACAATTGTGTTTTCCACCTATTGCAGTGATTTCTTTTATTCTTGCATATTCATCTTTACGAGCATTGTCGGTAATAGTTTTAACATCAACTTTAGTTTCCTCAACCTTCGGATTTTCGATTTTTTCAATCATCGTTTTTTCCTTATAGTTATTGTCCTTTCCTTCATTGGAAAGAACAGGGTTAATGTTATGTCTTGACCTTCCCACGCCAACCGATGTGTCGGCTGGAACAGAAACGCTAGACACTTCTAATGGTCGCCAAGAAACTCGAAAATTATCTGGTGTTCCATCACCTTTATTTTCCTTCATTTTAACCATATTGGTCACTTCGTAGCCTACGGAAATATTTTTCCGTATGCCATCCAGAACATCATTAAAAACTTCTTCAGCAAGGCTGGATTTTCCAAATCTAACCGTAGCACGACCCATCTTGTCGTACTCGCTGATGTCGGCTTTTTCTATGATGCCAATTTGTTTTGTGGAATCGTGGTCTAATAACAGTGGTGCAGAGCCACCGTTGAAAAATTCCATATCCACATCTTCTTGTTTGTGCGAAAGAATTTCCATACCAAAACTTCTTTGATAAGGTTCTTCCGAACTAAATGCAATGTCAACCGTTCTTGATTTTTCATCAAACGGTTTTTGTTTCTTTTCTAAATTAAAATGAAAAATCCTTTCAAATTTTTCTGGCTTTTCCATTTCCTTGTGAACTAATCCAAGTTCTGCATCACCTTTGGATAATCCATCTTCTTTTTTTTCTTTCGTGTGTAGAGTTTCTTGCTTAACATCACTTTCATTTTCCATAATGGGTTGCTTCGTAACATCTTCGCAATCGGATTTGTTTTTTTCAATTTCATTTTTTTTATTTAATTCATTCATAATCTTTTTCTACCTAATTTTCATCCGTCTTTCCACCCTTGTCAACCTCTGGCTCGGATTCTTTTTGACCAAACGGCTCAAAGTTCATTTGAATACCGTATTGCTCGGCTATCTCTTTTTCCACTTGTATCTGTTCAAAGACATCAGCCACATCCCTTCCATAGTTTGATTGAACATCTTGCATAGTGATAAAGCCATTGGCTACGCCTATCTGCAACGCCTCAATTTCCTTTTTAGGGTCAATCCACTGCCATCCTCTAGGCTTCCAGACAGGCACATTGAACTTATTGAATTTACTCGCTGGTAGTCCTTCGAGCCTATCAGTTAATAAACTCATTTCCAGCCAACTATCAAAAATCTTATTGTGAAACTGATTAATTATTTTATTCTGTTCGCATTTCCAATGATCTCTTTCTTCCAAAGCACCTTGCCTTAAAGAAGAATAGTTCACGCTTTCCAAGTCATTCGCAAGTGTATTATAGCTGATGCCAAGTCCACTAGCGATGCTTCTGATGACTTGTTTGGTGAAATCCTTGAAAGCAGTCGTTGGATGTTGTGGGTCAAACGCTTGAAAGTCCACGCCACTAGGCAGTTGTTCAAAATTAGCTGGTGAAGCTGACATCACAGGCGTGTTTGTTTCAATAATATCCTCGCCTTGATAACTGTTTGAATCACCACTTTTAAAGAAGCCCATCTTACAAGCCGACACTCGACTAGCAATCAGTTCAGCTTCCAAGTAGCCATCCAGCATTTTTAAATCCCTCAAGCAAACGGACAGTGGTGGAACTCCCCTTGTTTGATGTGGTCGTTCCTGATGATAAAAATGTATGATCTGTTCTGCTGGAACGGTGTTATAATTCGTTCCATAATGTTCCATTGTTGGAAAGGCAGTGTCATAGGGATGTGTTTTCAAGAAATGATAATTAATGGGTTTGCCAAAATCATCCCTTTCCACGCCCATTCTTATTTTCTTGCTGTGTTCATTATATTCGCTGTCTAAAAAATCCGATTCTATAAATTCAATGGCGAACTTATGAGGATTGTCAAAATTCTGAATGAGTTTGACAATGACCTCGCCATCCCTTGCATAAGTTTCAGCGAACAATCGTTGTGCATCAATCCAGCTTAAACGACCATCGGCAGAAACAGATTTCCCCCAATTCTTAAATTCCCTTTCAATGGTGTTGTTTGCAAATGTATCAATGACACCGTTAGGGTCACGACTTCTCACTTGCAAGTGAACGCCATTCGCACCAATGACATTGTCAACATAGGCACTTATAAACCTTTTAGCAAAAGTGTTGTTGCGTGATAAATCCCTCGCCCTTGCTCGTAGTGTCTTAATGCTTCCTTTTATTTCACTGTCAGCAGATAATGTTGTTGTAACAAAATCATTGAACAAGCGATTGGTGTTCGCACCGACATAGTTCCTTTTTTTTCTTTTCCTAAAAATTTTATCGAATATACCCATTAGTTGCTATCGAAACGCACCTTGACAGTATTGCCTGTGCCTTCGCCCCTATCTATTCGTTCCACTCGTAACTCCCTATTGTATTCAGCCCTGTAGTGGTCACGCCAAATGGTTAGTTCCTCTGGCGACATTTTAGACAAACTCCTATTGCCAATGGAATAGCTGGAAACATCTGAATCAGCTTTTCCCTCTAGTATGCTTTCAATCTTATCAACCATTATTTTTGCGTGGCTTCTAATATCACCTGTGGTTGCAAAATAATTATCCTTAACTTTTATGTCACCTGAATCTATGACTAATGTTTCACTATCACTTGTTTGAATAACTTTTAAAAACCATTTGTAGTTACCAGCAGTATAACTAGCTGTCGCAGAATTATCCAATGTGAAAGTATATTCCGTTCCTGATTCTGTTACAGTTGCAGAAAATCTTGTTGAGCCACTTGTTTCCAATGATGCTTCCCAAACCATTGAATGACTTGAAGGTGGATAATCAGCACCAATATCCGTTCTTTTCCAGACGACTGTATCGCCCTTATAGAATACTTTAGGCTCTATTTCTGGTGTTTCTGTGAAAAGATTTACCATTACGCATCCCAAGAATGAACAAAATTAGGCTTGTTTTTTTTCATATTAGATTTCTGTTTATTGTTTATATTGTTATCTTTTTTTTCTGACCTAATTTCAAGCCTTTCAGCCAACTTGTTTATGTCCGTATTTAGTACGGACAAAGATGCAATGCTGTAAACACGACAATCAAGTGCTTCATTGCGTGGTCTTATTTTGACAAACTCTCGTCTTGGAAACCCCTTAAAATATTTAGTGACAATCTTCTCTGCTGTCAGTTGCATAAAATACTCTTGTTCATAATGTTTTGGAAAATGACAATACCCAGCACCCTCATCCTTTATTCTCAATCTTGAATACAGTAATTCTTTTGCAGAATCCACACCCACAGGAAATAACGGAATCTTTGCAATATTATTTCTTGTTGGTCTGCCGATGATCGCCTTTCCGTGTCCAGCAACACCCTTGATTGCGAACACTCGTCTTGCAAATCGTGGTTTGCAAAATTCATAGACTGACTTTGTATGGTAGCCACTATCAATACAAGTT